TTAGCTGATTGACACATCTACATGAAATTGAGTTGAGTCTATTCTCTCGTTATTGGAATATATTTTTAGCATGCTATTAAAGTCTCCATTGCCAAAATAATACAAATCAAAAACAATATCTTTACCTGAATTTAAATCTAAGGTAACAGTTCCTTTAGAGTATTTTTGTTCCCGGTTATTATAGATATCGTATTTCTTAATCAATAACTTTCTAACTTTTATATCCACTTCCTGAGCGGTTACTTTCGGTTTATTGACTGTAATAAACATAGGCGGCTGTTGTTTACTTTTATCCCACACGTTTACAGGAACTTTAATTTCTTTTTTTTCTGAATTAGTTAATGTAATTCCACCAAACGCTTCATACCTTTTCCCTGGACATTCACAAACCTCTTGTGCAGATAGAGCATAAATATCTACTTCTTTATCTTTGAATTCCTGTGATATCCAATCTTTCTCAAAAAAAACTGACAAATTTTTATCCTTGACACTATATTTCAACATATGGCTTGTTACAATATCTGGAGAATTTTTTATACTATCGGCTTCAATCAAGTTAGAATCATGCTTATAAAGCGATTCTAGATTATGTCTATTGGTTGTATTATAAGAATTTGCTTGAACAACATTGGAATATAAAAGAAATGACAAACATATAATCATGCTGTAGATTTTCTTATCAATATGTGAGTAGCGACAATTATATCTCATTTTTTCTCCTTAAGAAGTGAGAGTTTTATTTATTAAATTTAACTAAGTATATATCAATATGAAGTTGATCAGAATAAGCGGTCTTATTATCACTGTATTTTTTTAGCATACTCTCTCTGTCACCATGTCCTGTATCAAAAAGATTATAAGAAATTCTCTCTCCACTATTCAAATGAAAAATAATATTTCCTTCCTCAAAGCCAGATTGAAATCTAGAGGAGCGGCCAAAATCTTTAACATCACCGAATCCGTATATATTAAAATGTTTTTGAAGATAATATCTTGATTTCACATCAAGTTCCTGAATCGTAACCTCTTTCTTATCAGTACTCACTGTACTTATATCTGTATAGCTATATTTTTGTTGAACGCCGTCTATGAAAATATTAACAGGTATATTTTTTTTATCAATTCTATTACCGTCGCTTAAAGTAATACCTCCATATGAATTCTTTTTTATATTAGAGTTACAGGGAGGAGAATACTCCAAAGTAAATATATCCACCCTTTTACCAGAAAAAAAATTAGCTTTTTCTACGCTATTAAGTTCTACTTTTAATTCAATCGAACTATTGCCATAAGGAATATTTTTGTAGAACAAACTACCTGAAAATGGCGGACCTTCATTTATTTTTCCTTTTACTTCTGTTGGATCATATGTAGAGTATAAATTCCTTAAATTAATAACTCCCACACTACTCATCTCATACGCGTAACACGTTGGAATTATAGCTGATATAAATACCCACAATAGAAAAGATGAAGTTAAAAACTTTTTAAAATTAACATTTACAATTTTTCTCACTTATAAGTGTACCCTATTCTTCTTTAATAATAAGAAATCACAAAATATTTTAGCACAAAAAAGAAAAAAATCAACGAAAATGCTTAAATAACAATTAAAATCTTTATAACAAAAACAGCCCCCGCAAAAGCGAGGGCATTTGTCTTATCTAAAGGAGCTTTACCTCCTATTTTATACTTGTGTTGCATTAGATAAATACTTATCTTCGACCCACTGGTCAGACTGAGAAGCGTTAATACGTGACCATCCATTCACTTTTTCATAGACTCTTACACGAGTTCCTGCCTTGATAAATTCTTTATCAGCGCTACTTGCGTTTGGCTTAGACTCTACATAATAGTCTGTTCTAAGGGTTGCTTCGTAGTAAGGTACATTCGAGTTGTCTAATTTAGTGTTAGTATCTAGCTTTTGATTAAAAGTAAGCTGGCTTTGTGGTTTGTCAATCTTAGGTATATCCACTTTGCTACTATCATCTGCTAATAATACAATATTTTTATCTAAACCACCTGCTACTCCTACACTTGTGAACTGCCACCAGCGCACACCATCCATTGAAGGGAAGAACTCCCAAAGTGGCTCTGTTCGTACTTCGTAGTCTGGATAACCAGCTATCCAAATGCTGTTTGGGTACTTAGCGATAATTTGCTGATAATCAATATTATTAAGCGTAAATGGTTTATAGCTGTAATAAACAGGCTTATATCCAGCGTTTGCAATTTTATCCATAAACGCAATAACTGCATTAGTGTTAGCTTCTTTGTCGGCACTTGCAGAGTCTTCATAATCAATGACTAAGTAAGAGACTTTTTTGGTTGGTAAATTGGACAGAAATAAATCTGCTTCTCGTTGCGCTAAGTTGCTATCTCCTCCAAATCGTCCAAAGTGATAATAACCAATAGGGTCACTAGTATTAGCTTGTTGCTGATGCCTATCAGACAGCCAAGCGAGTGACTCGGATACTTTGATAATCGTTTTAGTAGTGCCAGCTTGCTGACAAGTAGCGGTTAAGTCTGCTTGTTGATAAGCTGATACATCAATAAAATAATCGCCTTTATTTAGTCCTATATTACCTATAACAGTAACTGCATTTTTAAAAACTTTTGGTCTAAATGCAGTAGGATAAGTCGTTGAATATGGTATTTTTACTAAATTATATGCTCCGTTTGCTCCACCCTGGTTTTGACCTAAAAACCATCCGTATCCACTACCTGCATCACTATCAAAAATAGCCGCATGGCTATACGGTGTAACACCTGCAACTACCATAAAAATTGCGACATCTCCAGCTTGCATAGTCTCTACTTCGTCAAAGTAGTTTAAAATACCATTTTTGTGACGTTGTTCCCATATATCCCTTGCATATCCTGTATTTGTACAGTTTGCGTATGGCAGTCCTAGATACTTACAGTAGTCTGCGTAGCCATCCCAACATTGCGCACCAAGCGATCCATCAATATCGTAAGCATTGCCATTTGAACGACTTTTATATTCCTGATATGTAGCCATTTATCCCTCCTTATCTAAAAATGGATAAAAAATCAAAGCAACCACAGATAATGGCACATACAGTATTGCGATTGCTATAACTAATGCTAATCGTGTGATTGCTCGCATGACCTATTCCTCTTCCTTGATTTGTGACACATTCATCAGGATACATGTTAGTCCTGACAACAGCACTGCTGACAACATTGTTGGCCAATTAATATCCGTGATTAACACGCTTGACCCGATTAGACCAACGGCCGTTTGTGCCATTGTTTTAATTGTTTTAATTGCTACTTTTTTAAACCAGTTATTCATTTTTCTTCTCCTTTTTTAAATAGCGTAATAATACGCTCCTTGTTGATAATAACTTCGTCTTCTACGCGACCTAAACGCTCCTCGTGTCTGTCGATAATTTTTTTGGTAATCTCACGTTCACGATCAAGATTTTTAAGCTCATAAGCTAACTCCTTAATTGAGTCCTTGAGTTGAGCCATGGCAAACTCATTAGCTTCCATGGCTTTTTTAAAGGGATTGACGATAAATCCCCAAACACCCAAGATAGACAAAGCAGCGCCACAAAAAGCACCAATTTGTACAAAATCTATCATCTAACCACCTCAATCCTGCTTAACTAAGTCTGCATATTTGATAACTGTTACTTTGTCTTCTGACTCTAGCTCCTCTAAGGTTTGTTTGTCATAAGTAAATGGCTCGTTAACGTGTACAAAGACAAGATTACCTTCTCCTGCCTGCTCTTCGTGCGACTCGTCTACTACCGTAAAGACATCATAGGCTTGATACTCACCTTTTTTGGCTGGCTCGATTAGCTCTAAAAGACCTTTGTAAATATCGGGTTCCACTTTGCTTCCGCTTGTTAGTAGATGGATTGCTTGTAGATTAGCCATTTTTTGAGATTTTGCAATGACAAGCTCCAGAGATTTAGCTTGTTTTTCAGCGGCTTCTGCTGTTACCTTTGCTTGCTCCGCATTTTGCTCAATCTCTTTTTGTGCGAGGCTCAACTCTTCCACTTTTTGCACTGATTCTGCTACGGCGTATTTAGTCACATACTCGCGTACAAAAGCATCTAGTCCCTCTTTAATAAGGTCATCTGCTCCCTTAGCTGTCTGATCACCGATTAATTCAATGGGGATAAATAGCCCATTGTCACCGATTAAGCGAACCTCTGTTTTTACAACTTTACCGTCTTCATGAATTGGATAAGGTTTGCCTGATAGTGTTAATGTCTTCATAGTTATTCTCCTTTGCTTCCTTCGTATTGCTCTAAGATGCTGTCAACAATAATGATTTCTTGAGCTGTAAACTCATCTTCAGATTCGGCTAAATATTCCAAAAAATCGATAAAGCGCTTAGAGTACTCACCCCCTTTAATCACAATTTCTTCATCAGCTAGCTCGTTGAGTAGGCCGTTGAGCTCGTCGAGTTTAGCGGGGTCTGCTAGCTTGATGTTTTTGTGCTCATCAATGACAAATTTGTCATCTTTATCCTTAGCTGCATACATATCAATTAAGTCGGTCTCATCTTTTGCATACTCATTGATTTTATCGACTACTTTGGCAAGCAGCTTAGCACGGCCACGATTAGCACGCATATTAGTGATTTTGATTTTGTCTAGTACACGATATAGTGTATTGAGTTCTTTATTTTTTAATGTTAAATCCATTGTTTCTCCTATTAAATTTTGTTGATATGATTATTTAACTCGTTAGTGACCGCATTTGTAAAATTGCTATGAGCGGTATTCCAACCGACGTTATTTAAGTGCTTCCAACAACGGCCTAAGGCTACTACGGCCGCATACAAGTCATTCATATCGAGTACTTTAGTCATTTTGTCCGGCCTAAATTTAAAGCCTCTATTGATGCTAAAGTCATCTGCAATAAGTACACTATCACCATAAATTTCTGTTTGGTCGACTGCCGCAGTGTGGTTGTAGCCTGTAGCGTGCCTAAAGCAACGCATACCCGCAAAACGTCCAGATGACGCACTGTTGACCCCATCACCAGATGAGGTGATACCTATGGCTGCATAGAGTGCCGAACCTGTATAACCTTTTGGTGTGGCATTACTAAAATGTACAAAGGCAGTGTGTGTGTCGTCCCTGCGGACCAGAGCGTTATCACGACTGTTAAAGTTGATGGTCGCATTACTATTAAAATCCATCTTAGCCGAGCTAAGATCAATAAGCATAGCGCCATTGCGTGCCTTAATCACTTTACCCTCAAGCATGTCAACAATCGCATAGCCAATTTTAGCTTTGATAAAGTTAGCGTCTAAACCAACGATACTACTCGCGTTAAGGTTAATCACTCTAATCTTAGCAGCATCAATCGTGCCTGCGATAATCTGGTTAGCTCTGATTTTGATAGCCTCGGCTATTTTTGTGGTAAAGGTGCCGTTGACAGTCGTATTGCCATCGAGAGCGATATGTTTACCTGCGATTGTTACTCCGTAGGAGTTGAGGTTAATTGCTGAGATAATCTCATTACCAGACATTTTGGCATTAATGCCGCCAGCCTTTTGGATAGCTAATTTAATGCTGTCTCCAGCGCCACTAATAATACTCATGACACCATCTCTAGTAACCCGCTGCTCAATTTGTCCTGCTAGTTGAGTAAGGCGTGATTGGATTTTACCAGTCGGGGACCCCACATCACTCTGCAAACCTCTAATTGTATGGGTTAAGCTACTGTAATTATCCTCTGCGTCCTGCAATCGCCGCTGATAGCTAGCTAAGTCCTGTTGCACACGGCTGACAGCACCTTCGCGGTTACGTATCTCTTGTGATATTTGGTTAGCAGTGGTCTGTTGCACCGTTCTTAGTCCGCTGATTTTAGACTCGAGTTCTGTCCGCATACCTTGATTTGAGCGAGTAAACTCAGCACGTAAGCCATTGAGTTTGTTTTCGTAGGCCTCGGTCGTGCCGCTTGAGGTTGTTGTGATCTTAGCAGATAACTTGCGCAACTCATCATCATACTTTTGCGATAGCCCTTGTGCTGAGGCTTTAATCTCAGCTTGTAAACCGATTTTATCATTGGCCATTGTGGCTTTTAAGCCGTCTATGCTAGCTTGATAGCTAGCTGATAGCTTTTTATCAGCGTTTTGATACTCTCGCCTTATACCGTTGATAGTGTCATTGATAAGTGCTAGCTTTTTGCCAGTGTCCTCACTGATGCGTGTAGCCACACCTTGTGCGGAGTTGATAATCTCAGTCTTAATCGTGCCGTCGTAGTACTCCTGCAACATACCTCGGTTGTTTACCTTGATTTTTGACCATAACTTGGAATTTTCGATGTCTGTCAGCTCTAGACTAATCTCCTTGAGGTCTTTAAATAGTCCAGTCGGATTACCTGTACCCTCAACTACTACTGGTGCTACATAGCTAGTAGCTTGGTCTCCTCGCTCAATCATGAGCTGATTAAAATGCGCTGTGCCTAGACACTTGCTAGCTAGTCTGACTTTTGGGTTGTCGTCCTCTGCGGTAAATGTGTAATGCACACGTCCATCCTTACCAATAACGAGGTTTGACTCGTCTAAAATAAGTGTTGGGTCTCTGCTCATTTATCCTCCTTAATCTATTTTTTTAGTATGAGTTTTTTTAACTCAGAAATTGCTTTATCTACATAAGCTTTGGTTGCCGCATGATCATTCGCTGTGGGGTCCTTGAGTTTCAGGTTGCCATCAATCTGCGAAGTTTCCTTGGCATAAAAACCACCGTCAGACTTGACGTAGAACTTATCATCACCAAGATTTCTAATCCTAAGCAACTTCCCTGTCGTTCCTGAGGTTGAGTTAATGTAGATTCCTTGAGCAGCAGTACCTTTTCCGCCTTTCTGTTTTTTAACGATATCAATAGATAACGCTGCAGCGTTTTCATCGTAATTTGCCTCAACGCTTGGGTTTTCGTGTGTGATTTTGAGCGTTCCCAATGCTTTTTCGACGCCTCTAATTTGCATCGCACTACCATTTTCATTGCCGCTAGTAATATTAAGCGCAGAGGAAAAATTGGGGGTGGTTGGCTGACGCATCGCAATATTAACGGCATTAGTCTTACCGCTGTAATCGACAAAAAGCGCTGATTGATTGAAGGTCTCTTTACCCGTCCGCAAGCTCATTAACGGCCCATCACTGGTATCATTGTTAGAATAGACAACAACACCAGCACCTTCCGATTTAGACATATCAATGTTAATCGCTCCTCCTACGGAAGATGAGGGTTTAATACCACTTTTATTAGGTTTAAACTGTAGTTGACCTGTCATGACGCCGCCTTTGAGATTTAATTTCTTGTCAAGCTCTATTTTTGACTCTGCTTTTAAGTAAACAGCGTTTTTATCTGCTTTGCTTGATTCTAATTTGGTGATTTTACTATTAGTTTCTTCTTTTTGTGCAAACGCACCTAGATCTGGTTTATTTTGGAGTTGATCATAATCTGTCGTTCCAGGCTTGCCAGCAGGGCCCCGAGGACCAGTTCCTCCAGTTTTACCTTGGAGACCAGTGTCTCCTTTAGGACCTTTGGAACCAGTAAGGTACTTAAGCTTACTAAAAGTGTTTTGACCATCGCCAAACTTAGCAAAACCAGTGTCAGTCTCAAAGCCAATCTCACCCTCCAGTAAGACGACATCACTACTTGCCCACTCGGCGGCTTTCATCCGCTTAAATTGGACTCTTAATGGTATAGTTTCTGTCATTTTTTACCTCCGTATAAAATTATTTGTGGACTGTCTGACCATGCCCCTGTTATTGTGGCATCCTTGCCGTCAACAACATCTTTATAATCCATCTCTAGAGCCAATTCCTGCGTGTCTGAGGCGTTTAAATCTATTTGCTTAGGTTTATACCAGTCACCAGTTAAAACGCCTGTATAACTTAAAGGATATACCTCTATAGACTGTTTATCCTTAGTGACCTCAAACGTCTGTGCATCCATTTTTGCTTTGGTTGGTGTCAGTACTAACTTAACTCCCTTGTTGTTAATTTGCGTCAATGTGATAGCTACTTTTTTGAGTAGCTCACACGTTTGACTAAAGCTAATCGTGTAGGTCTCGCCACGCTTAAAGCCGCCATCATTAGCTTCTACCTCGATATAGTCTTGGTCATAGGTTTTTACACGGTTAGGGTCGCCAACCAATAAATTTTTGTTATAGCGGGTCTTACCGTTATTTCCTAAAATTTCGGCAGTTAAACGAGATTCTTCGCTTGTCTCACTCACTCTATTTTTGAGGTCATCAAAGCTTTGTTTAATAGACGGGATGTCATCAACTTTTATAGCCTCGGTGATTTTTTTAATCGCTTCCTCTGGTAACGCTAGGTTTTTGAGGGTAGCTCTAAATTCTTCAAGCTCTTTATCGGTGCGTTCATCAACTTCTTTGATTTGTTCTTTCAAGGTGTTGAATTGCAAGCCTTCTTGCTCAACCTTCTTTTTAAAGTTATCAAATTCAAGTTTAACTTTGCGCCAATTGTCTTCCATCTCCTTTTTGCCAGTCTCGATGCGTTTTTCGATGCCTTGCAAAAATTCCTGAAATGTCATCCCTAAGTCTGTGATAGTCTCTAAAGATTCATCTATCATGTTTTGGACAGCCTCTTTACGAGACCGTGACTCACGATTTTGGACAACGCTGTAATCACCAAGTGTTACGACTGACCTGTTAAAATTAAGCTTGTCAATATTAATCTCATCAACCCGAGTTTCAAAAGCTATTTTTACCTCATCATAGATAATGGCTACTGAGTCGCCTTTCCACGTCTCTGGACCAATGTCTAAGATTTCTGCCTTGTAAATTCTGATAGGGATTGACAAACGCTGCAATTCTTCCCAAGTTGCTTTTAAGAGTTCTGTCTTATCCTCGATTTCCTCATTGACAAAGACACCCCAGCGGTGTTTTAGCTCACCATTTTGAGACAAGCCGTATTCTTCCCTTGCACTATCTAGTGCTACAAAGTTTTGACCAGCTGGTTTGTCTATCGGGTCGCCTTTTTCGACCGACCAGACAACATCAGTAAATTCGATTCTTCGACCGTAGCCTTGCCGCCTTTCTTCCTGTGGCAAGTGTCCCTCGACCTCTTTAGGTTCAGTTTCTTCGTGTTGAATTTCTTCGCCTTTTCCTCGCCCGATCAAGCAGGTCACAATGTCATCTGTTGATTCCTCGTAGACGACTTTTAGGAGATTGTTACCATGTTCAAATTGCTTGCCCGTTGGCTTGCCAAAGCGCTTTTTAAGGTCGATATAGCGACTAGTGATTTTGTTATTAACAAAGGTGTATCTAACGTTAAATTCGCAGTTAAAAGCTTCTACAACCTTAACCAGAGCCGCTCGTGGACTGATGTAGTAATAACTAAGTGTTCTAACCCCAGAAATTCCTTCAACTTTACCAACTTGGTAACCTGTGTCCACTAAAGCACCATCAAGACAAGCATCTGCGGATGATTGTCTAAAGCGCTTGTCTTTGATAATGGCAATGGTGTCAAGGTCACTCTCAGCTTTGTCTAGGCCTTTGTAAAACTTGCTATCTTCAAGGTTATAATCAATAACCTTGAAGAGTTTAAAGACGTCTCTTTCCTCGTCTGGGACTTTGTGAAAAAAACCAAAGTAAACAAAAGGCTCGATGTCATAGTCAATTGGCACTTCAAAATTAGCTTGGTCCCAATCATTGTTTTTGACCTTAAAATGCCACGAGAGCAAATCGTCAGTACCAACAGTAGCGACTAATCGCTCCAGTTTATCAAAGAGATAAATCATAGATAAACCTCCCTAAACTCAGCCGTAATGGTCGCATTGTCACACTGCAAAGTATTTTTACCAGGTAGTAGCTCAAAATAGCGACTGTTAACCATATCTAAATCGCTAAGGATATTGCGTCCGTTCTGGGTAATCTTACCCGTGGCCATATCAATCTTGATTTCGTCAGTAGTATAAGTACCAGTCAGTCTGATATACTTTTGGCTTTTGACATGTAGCAGCTTAATTTCTTTTGTTGGTGATGATAGCTTGAGAGTAATGATAGGTTTTGTTTCAAATAACCCACCATTTTGGATAGATGTTCCTTTTTTAGTTTTTACATCAGACATTTTAAACGGATTGTAGCAGATGAATGTTAGTCCTATAATCTGCTCGTTAGAAACTTCTTCTGGGACATCTTTAGATTTAAAGATGCCTAGATAATTTCTGTCAGGTTCGTCTGAAAATGATAAAAAAACTTGATTGTGACTAACAATTAATCTGTTTAATTTTTCATATTGCAAACGCATTGACTGGTTATCTTTTCCAGTGATTTTAGCTTTTATTTCTAGTTTTCTGACTTCGACTGTGGCATTGTGGAAATACTCACCATTTCGCCCTAAAACACTTGTTGTTTGATGCTCTAAGTCCACCACATCACGACCAGAAACAGTCAATGTCCTAAAGGTACCTAAATCATTATTGAGTTCTTCTTCTAATACCTTTTCACCAATTGTTGTCTTTAAATTAAAAGTAACTTTCGGAGTACCTCTGATAGTATCGTTAAATTCGTACATTTTACTCCTTTCAAAAAACTAAGAGAAACAACTACCAGCTGCTTCTCTTTAGTCTGATTTTTTCAATTTTTGCTTGTTGATTAGTGATGTCACTTACAAATGCTTCGTATTCGTTTCCACCTAAACTAAAGTTTATATACGCTGGTTGAGCTGTATGTACGAACTCTTGTTGCTGCGATAACGATTGTGAACTCTCTGATTTGATAACACCTTGGAATTTAGCTCCAATGCTAGCCAGTCTATCTGCGATATTAAAATCAAAGCTATTGATGCTATCAAATAACCCGCCAACAGAGTCGTCAACGACATCAGCGTTTTTGTCGATACCCATAGCTACCCCTTGCGGAATATATTGACCAACTCGTTTTGCAAACAACCTTGACGGCGAATGAATCATCGCCTTGGCTCTTGCTGCTCTCTCAGCTTGTGCTACAAGGGCGTTTGCTGCAGCTGTTACAGCTCCTAGCGCTGAATACATTCCTTGCGCAAGCCCTTGTCCGATGTACGCTCCAGCTTGACGCATAGGACCAGCTCCCGCGTTGGCTCTTGATACCGCAGCGTTAACCATGCTAGAAATAGCATTAATAACAGCACTTTGTTGAGAAGATAGTCCCCGAGCAAGATTTTGTCCTGAACGCTGTCCCGATTGTCTCATTTGTTGCTCTAGTTGAGACCCAAATGTCCTAGCCTGAGATAGCATTCGAGATAAGATTGATTGCATTTGAGAGGCCGCTTGATTAAATGATGTTATAATGCTGCTTACTATTGCGGCCATGGCAGATTGAATCATAGATTGCATGCTAGCAAATGCTGACGAAACAACTGTTGTACTAGAAGCAAAAGCTTGTATTTGACCAACAGTTGCTGTCGCAGAAGCCCCTATTTGGCTAAAGCCAGCTGATACAACAGAAAGCACAGCTGATAAACCAACTATTGATGCAACTAGCGCTCCTGTTGTTGCAGATAAGCTCATCAAATTAGCATTGAATGCTGCTATTGTAGGACCGGCAGATGCTAAACCTGTACTAAATGTTGATGATTGAGCAACAAACGCGGCAAAGCCAGCGCCAGCTTGTGCTAGAGCTGGTGTTATTGTCATTAGTTGAGCTTTAAACATAGTGATTGGAGCATTAATTGCAGCCAATCCAGTCACTGCTGCCACCGCCTGAGTAGTAAATGTGGTAAACCCACTCGCTGCCATCGTTAGGACTGGCGGTAGAGTTGCAACTGCTGTCTTAATAGTTGCCATGGTGGTGGCAAAGACTGTTAATCCAGTAATTGCTATCGTAGCACTTGTTGCTAGACGTGTCATACCATTGGCTACCTTGCTCATAGCAGAACCTAATGTTGTCATTTCGCCAGCTGAGCTAGCCATCTTCCCTAGACCGCTTGCCACAGCTGCTAATGTAGCAACCAAATCTCCAAGGGATAAATCAACAAGCATTTTAATGCCTTTAGCCATCTCTTTTACGCCACGGCCTGCATTAAGTGCCGCAGTACCCATAGAATCAAGGATATTTGCAACACCGTCAAGGACATTCCTAACTGCACTACCAAACGATTCAATTACTGCCCCAACACCTTCTAGAGCTGATTTTACACCATTTCCAAATCCTTCAAAAGCGGTTCCTAGACCCGTCAATACATCTTTGATAGCCGAACCGACAGATGAAATAACAGTAGCTATGCCATTGAATACTGCGGTAATCACACCAGTTAGCGATTGGATAACAGCGCTAATGGAGTTAATAACCCCAGAAATACCACCAAAAAGTCCTGTGAAAGCCCCTATAACGAGAGATGCCCCTGTTGAAACGGCTATAACGAGCTGAGATAATCCGCCCGCTACTGCGCCTACAATCTGAGAGATAGCTCCAGCTACAATTGGCAACATAGAGCCAATAGCGTTTGCGATAATAGGTAGTAAAGTGGCTAGACTATCAGTGACCTGTTGTAAGATTTGCACAACAACATCGCCAACGGTTCTTAAAATTTGACTAATGCCATCAGCTTGAGTTCCTGCCAAGGCAAAAGCTGCTCCTACCATTAAAACAGCCGCTCCTAAAGCTAGCCATGTGGTAGGCGGTACCATAGCAATCGCAGCACCAAGTCCCTTGAATGCAATCGCTAGCCCAGTGCCTATACCTTGCGCAACTGTTGATATTGCGGTTCCTAGAGAACTAATGATAGGGGGGATTCCAGACAAAGCAGTTTTAATACCAGCTCCGATACCTTTTGCAGCTGTTGATATGGCTGTACCAGCAGACTTAACGATATTACCCAAGCCGCTGAAGATTTGGCTAATAATGCCACCGCTTCTTCTAGCGCCGTTAGAGGCTTTGTCTGTTCCTTCTTTGGCTTTGTTTCCAAAGAGACCAAATTTGCTGCCAATTTTATCCAAAAAAGAACCAATGACGCTTTGTCCCGTTAATTTTTCGAATAACTTAAAACCTCCAGCTACTGCGGCGAAGGTAGCTATCCAACTTCTTAGTCTGCCAGGGTCCATCTTTCCTAAAACATCGGAAACAGCTTTAGCGAAGTTAGAGACGTGTTTAACAATCCCTCCAACTGTTGCTCCAAAAGTCTTCCAATTCCCTCCGCTCATGGCGCTAGCGACATTTTTTAAAGCTCCCCAAACGCTCTGCAAAGCTCCTGAAAAAGCACTAATTGCTCCAGTTTGTTTGAAACCGTCCCAAAATTCTTTAACCTTTGAAGTGACAGATGAAATCGCCGATGAAATATTAGATACAATTTTATCGATATTAATTCCTTCAAGGAATTTCCCAAGATTACTAGCAAACTTAGAAAAATCAACTTTATCGAGTTGTTTACCGATTGCTTCGATCGCTCTAATTCCAAATTGGTTCACTTTTTCAAACGCTGGTTGCAATTTGTTGGATAAGCCTTCTCGCATACCGTCGATGGCTTGGTCAACAGTTTTGAACTCAGTTGCCATCTTTTGGAAACTCTTATCATTGCCTGCTTTTTTTACCGCTTCCAAAAAATCGCTGGTTTTAACCCTACCCGCCTGGATATCGGCGACGAGTTCATCAAGATTTTTACCCATAGATTTAGCGACTTTAGCCATCCCTGCAGGCGCCTGTTCCAGCATTATCCTAAAGTCTTGCCATGCAACTGTTGGTCTTCCTACTGCTTGCGTCATTTGTTGACTGATAGACTTCATGGCCTGCTTCGGATTTTCAGCAGATGCAGCTAAACCGCCAAAAGCTTTTACGAGCTTTCCGGTATCTTTCACACCAACTGCCGCTAACTGTGCATACGTGCTAGCCATATCTGATGCCGAGTAGATTGTTTTAGTTGCATAGTCTTGCATCGCCGTTTTAGCTGCCAAAATTTGTTTTTTTCCAAACCCAATGTCCGCTAAATTGGCGTCAAAAGTTTTCCACGCTTTCGCTGAACTATTCATCTCACCAAGCATAGAGCCAAGGCCTGATGACACTGTCCTTGTCATTACCGAGATAGCTTGTCCGGCTAAATTCGCTCCTAACATAGATTTAAACATGGAACTAGCTTTTTGAGACACCGATGAAAAACCGGTTGAACGCTTTTCCAAGCCATCGATTGAACGGATTGCCGATTGTAATGTTTTGCCAAAGGTTTTATCAACAGCTGTCAAAACCGCTTCAACAGAATAAGATTCTCCCATTTAACCTCCTTTCTTTAAAGGTTAGCTTTGAGAAGTAAATCCATACCTTTCTTGTCGTAACCTTCATCAATTTCTTGAGTGATTTTTCGGATTTCTTCCTCATAATCAAAAAAGTCCTTGAATTTTTTATAAACAGGGACTTCTTTTTTATTTTTCTTGCCACCAACAAGTTTTGTTGCCGTAACTTGGTAATTTATCCAAGCTTGTTTGTGAGCTTTATGTGATTCATCAACAGCCGCTAGTGCTTTGCCTGTCATTAATAAATCATATTCATACAAAGTTAATCGCCCGATTTCATTGATGTCAGTCATGCCGAGATATCTAATACAATTAAGCACAATCATCTCAAAGCTTTCTTGAGAAGAATAATGTTCATTGGGTTCTTTTAGGCTTCGGCTGCTACCTCTGCTAGATTTTTCTCTACTCGAGCCATAAATAACTTTGAAGCGTTTGACTGACGTAACTCGTCTAGAACATCGTCGAAAAGTTTTTCGATATCTTCGACCTCATCAATGTAGTCGTAAATGTCGTTCAAGCTTGGACGAGGTGATTCTGTAATGGTTCCAACATGAATGATTTCAGCAAGTGTCACAACATTATGTTCAAACAAAAACGGAACCGTTGATTGTAAACCAGTACCAAATTTCATCCCATCACGTTCTGTAACATGAGCTTTGTCCATTTCAGCAACAAATCGTGTGCCAAATTTTACGTTATGAGTTTTTCCTTTAATTTCTAATTGCATTGTTCTTTCTCCTTTAAAATAAAAGGTTGGATGCTAAATCCAGCCTAACAGTTACATTTCAAAGCTGTTTTCTTTTTTAGTTTCTTCGCCGCTGGACTTTGTTGTATCTTTAAATTTGTACTGTACAGCTGCTTTTTGGGCATCTGTTAATGTAGCGAATCCTTTTTGGCCAACACCGTTGATGGCAAATTCCATTTCAATTTCAATATTTTCCTCAGCATTTTTCTTAGCACTGAAGCTTGAAATGTATCCTTGGTAGTAAGTCGCTAGGTATTTACCATTTCCTTCGTTTGTTCCATTTCCATTAATACCCCAAACTTTTGCAAGCTTACCGCCGCTGTCGGCGTTTTTGCTTGTTTCTTCTGAATCAATATCCCAAATTTCTACAAGCTCACCATCCTCCATGGCTTTTTCTAGTTTAGCTGCTAGTTCGTCACCTTTGGCTAAAATAGATGTTGCTTTAAAGTCATACTCTAAAGCTCCCACAGACTGGATAATACCATCTTTAGTTTTTTGTCCATCTACGTCACGGCTTTTACCTACTTCGTGTTCTGTTTGAAAAGCTAGTTTAGTTGCCACCTCACTAGATGCTTCTTTTAACAAGCGAAATAACAAGATTGAATGAATTCCTTGTTTTGCTTCTAATTGTTTTGTTTGTTCTTGTGCTTCTGACATTACTTCTTTCTCCTCCTATCTCAAATTAAATCTAAGTGTGACAATCGCTCGTTTAAGAGGTGTCACAGTTGTTGTATCGTCCAAAATCTGAACAGACGACTGCCTAATATTAAACGACCAACAGAATCCATCGGTACGAGCTAGGGACATAGCTTGCGAAAAAATAGCAGATGCCATGTCAGACACCTGCTTCCGTTTTTTCTGCAATCCCCAAACAGACAACATAAGTTCAACAGAACCTTTAATGTCATCTTTATTTGGAATATACTCCGCATCAGTAGATTCCATTTCCACAAATGGATATGGAACTTCAGTCATCGGTTTATAATCGTAAACTGTAAAGCCTAAAGACTGGATACGTTTAAACATTTCATCAAAAATAGACTGATCTCTAGTTTTAATCATTTGACAAGCGCCTCCAAATCTTTTCTAAATTTTACTTTTTGCTCTTTTAGAGCTGGCAACACAAACGGTTGTTTGCTCATAAGGCGAGTTCCTCTTTCAAGGTAGCCGGCATAATGAGTTCCTGGTTTAACCTTGACACTCAATCCACCATCGCCAATTTGCATGGTAATAGAACGTCTAGTTGCACCTGTTGAATAGCCTTTTGTAAATACCGCTTTATTAATCATTTTCCTTTGAAGCTGCGTCCCATTGTCTCTGACAATCTTCTTGACGGCATCTTTTTTGATAATAAGCTCAAGTTTCTTTTTTAAACCAGCTGTTCCAACTACTTTTAAAGATATATCAGCCACCAATAGAGTCATCTCCTTCCAGATAAAAAACAATAGCGCCAAGCTTATTTGCCTGCGCTTTGTATCTCCTGCCCTCATACTCGCAATAATCAAATGCTTTTGTATAAGGCTGCTTTAGGTAGATAACTTTACGATCCTTTTGATAATCTCCAAAAATCTGTACGGACTTTTCCATGCCCATGTCCATCACAAAACAAGGTTTTGTGATACTTATGACCTCTGTGTGCGTATACTCACCTAAATCGGGATTGTATTGCTCATCCGTCGTTTTAACAAATGTAACTCTATCTGCATATCTCATAAAAAGTACAGTCCCCCTTTACGAGATTTGTCTTTGATTAAATTAAGCTTTGCCATAATCATGGCATCGTAAGGTTCAAACTCATCCAAAAAGTCGTAGTATGTTGTCGTATGACCTTCCACACTCTCGCTTTTTGCCCTCTCGGCACCTCTACGGTTAAATCTAGCAATTAAACAATCTTCTAAAACAAAACTAAAAGCGCTGTCTATTTCGACAGCACCATATTTAGCTTTAAAATGGTCTGTAACGCGTTTTAGCAACATGTTAAGTAAATCGTCCTGTTGACTGTCTAAGATGTCTAAATCAAGCTTTACATTGCTTATAACGCTGCTTGTGTTTACTGCATCCATAAACACCTCCTAGTTATCCGATTGCTTGCTTCAAAAGCTCCAATAGATCGGACTTTTTAAGTTTAGCATCATACTCAACATTTAGTTCGTCAAGTTTGCTTTTAATCTCACTCACTTTCAGCTTGTCAAAGTCTACAGACGGTTCTAAAACACCACCCTCTGTCAAAAACTCTACTCGGTCGCCCGAGTAAATATCGCCGACTTCGTAGACTACTTTTGTTACTTTATCTTTAAATGCTCTAATTACTCTAGGCATATTGACCTCCTACATTTCAAAGCTGTTTTCTTTTTTAGTTTCTTCGCCGTTGGCATCAATGATTTGTACTTCCGCCAAACGTTCAAACGATGGCAAAGCAATCATAGATACTTTTGTTTGTACGTTAACGGGGTCTGTTGTCTTAGTAGTGGTAATCGCAATACCTGTTTCAACGATTGATACTTCAGCATCCGTCGCTTCACCACCTAGCAAATCTGACTGCTCTGGAGTTGTCCCAAATACAGTGTAGCCAAGGTTGCCGTTAGGAACTAAAGTTGCAAATCCATCTGGGAAGTATTTACGAGATTCACCATCATCACCAACAAACATGCCATCTTTTAGGATGACTTTGACTTGCAGTTCATCTTCAAGATATGTGTTTAGGTCGCGTTTAGTAACCGCTGCCCCATTTGGTGCCATAGGCTTCACGACATCTAAAGTGTTCTCTGCGTTTTTAATCAAACTAAATGTCTTAGAGTTCATGATGATAGCTTCTGGCACAAAACCACGTTCTGCCATTTTTTCAATAGCACCTTCAATGTCTTTAAGTGGTGTAGCAGTAACTTCACTCCATTTTTTAGATGGTTTGGTCGTTTGATCTCCAGCCAATCCATAGTCAATGTCTTTCATCACGCCGTTAGACTGAATATGAATTTTACCTTTTGATAGTACTTCCATGCGCATTGCTTCAAGGCGTGCTTTAGCACCTGCAATAAGCGTAGCCTGGTCATTGTAGATAGATGCCAAGATGGTATCGATAAGCTCGTTATTTTTAGTTTGAGACAAAATGTTAAGTTGTTGACGGTCTGCCTCTTTAACAACCATAGCTTCCTTGAAGAATGGCATTTCTTCGTCAAGCAATTCAACGGCCATACGGTCACGTAGAGGCACCTTAGTGTCAAAAGCAGCCGCTTTAAGAGTAACCGGTTTGCCAGCAGCGCCTTTGATAAACGATAGCTTAAGACCTAATTGTTGTTTTGGGGGAAATGCATTTTCCCCTAGCGTGTTTTCGACATTTTCGTTTTTAGCATTGTAAAAACCTTTGATATTTTCCGATGTGATAATTTCGTGGATCAATGCCATGTTTATTTACCTCCTTTGATAAATTGGATGTGTGGTAGTACTTCTTCCAAATTCTCATAATTTTTCGCAACAGATGAATCAGCAAGCTTGTCTGCATTAATAGTCCCACGATAGACACAAGAACCAGCTGCATCGCCATTTGTTAAATCAACATCTGTAAGTAAGATGCCGTCAATGTAGTCTGCACTGTCATCGACCGCTTTAACTTTCTGTTTGCGATCTTTAAATACTGATTCCGAGACACCTGCTAACACTGTCCCAGCTGGAACAACTTTCTTGCCGATTTCGTCTGAATCTAAAGTGACTGAAATAGCCTCATAGTCGAGATTGTGTAGAATCTCTTTAGATGTTATTACTTTACGTTTGTTCATAATTTCCTCCTAAAAAAGCTTGGTGCTTTGTTGTGCTGCCTTACTAGCCAAGTTAGCACCGTAATTGGTTTGTTTTGCGACACCACCGCCTGTTGACGGAGTGGTCTGGCGTACAAGAGCCTTGCGGTCATCAGCGATAACTTTAGCAAATGCGTTTGCTAGCGTTGTTACATTTGCTTTTGTTTGTTCTGCGTCCAAAGTCACAACTAAACCAAGTACGTCATCGTTGACGTTGATTTCAGATTCTGCAAACATTTGACGAGCTACTGCTGTTAACTCATTGCGTGTCTTATCGTTTTTTAGCTCTTGCAATTCGTCTAACAGCTTCTGCTTTTCATAGTCTGCTTTCTCTTTCTCATTCATCTTAGCCATTTTTTTAGCTTCCGATTTCTCCGCTTCTTGTTCTGACTTCCACTTTGCAAATTTTTTGTCGATGATGGCATCCACATCTGCATCTGTGTACTTTTTTTCGTCTTGCGGTTGTTTTGCTTCTGGTACCACTTGCTCTTCAACCGTTTCAACTGTTTGTGTTTCTTCTGCCATGGTTGGCACCTCCTATGTTTTAAGTCGTCCCCGACTATAAAATCCATAGCTTTTTACGTCGTCAATGCTTGGACATAATAAAAAGCCGTATTGCTACGACTTAGTTTGATTTCTAAAGGGGTCGAATTCGACCAGTTTAAAATTTATTTTCGCCACTTCCGCTTATAATTTTTCTTGATGCAGTTAACGTCAATTGCAATATCTGCAATAGATACTTGATTATCTAAAGTAGCAGCTTTAACAGACGCAAACTCTCCATTAGTAGCTTGGACGTTTTGTTGTATAATCGCTCTCAGCTCTGCAATTTGTCTGTTTTGGTTCTTAATAGCTTTAGCTTGCATGACATTCTCTGCGATAAGCAACACAATTGCTGTTTCCAATTTACGTTTTTTCTTAATGCGTTTATTCATGTCTTCCTCCTGTTTTTAAGCATAAGAAAAGCACTTAACTATAATAGCTAAGCGCTTGATTAATATGCAAAATCTAACTTATTTTTTATTTTTTGATATAGCTCTAAAACATCTTCCGGAGTATCATCTCTGAAAATGAATTTTTTCTTGCCGCCAATGGTTTCATCACCTACAATCCATCGGCGGATGATTTTAGAAAACGTTAGCACTTCTTGAGTCGGTCTTGACATCATTTCCATCTGAATACCTCCTTTATTTTTTCTAACAATAGCGGATCTGATAATTTATCTCCCGCAGTCATTGCCTCGGCTATAACTTCGTTATATTTCCCTTGTAAACTAGCAACATCAGCATACTCGCTTATTTTATATAAATAATTATAATCAGATTGCTTTTGTTCTTTAATATAGGAAACTAGAGACGAATCAAGTGCATTTTTTGCCTCTTCAAGTGTATTATAACGCTTTTTATTATGTTTGTAAAATTGTTTAGCAGTATCCCAATGTTTTTTGTGGGTTAACTCATGCACTAGAATACCGTTTAAGTCGACAGCCGCAAAGTAGTTATCCAGCAGCATATCACTCACAGCGGCTTTTGAATTCAACAAATCACTTATAAACAAAGTGTCTTGTTTATAATCATATCCCGCCCAGCCTTGGAGCTTAGCTTTTTTAACAAATACAATTTTAGGAATGCTATACCCTTCTAAGTTGTCTAAGTGCTCTCCAACACTTTGAATCGTATCTCTAATTTTTTTGGTATTATCTTGCGCCCAAAAATCATATCTTGTGCCGACAACTTTCTTGGCACTTACTCGGACATCTTTGTTAATGATAAAAGATTGAGTTTTAGCCATCAAATCAATATTGTTCATGTTTCGATTATAGTCCAATTGCCTGTCTGTTGCAACACCACTTTCATCTACCCCTACAATCGCACAACGACAATACGGGTGAAACGGTGGGGAGTTTTCCCCTGTTCTCCACTTGTCAAGGTGATATGGACCATGCTTAGCTATATCCTTGCAAACATCACATGCTTTAGGCTCAGGCAATATATCAAACATAGCAAAGCCATTCTCCGCCATGGATAATCTGCCAACTTCCATCTGAACCCTTGCATGCTCCGTTATCGCTAGTCGCTTTGCGTAAGATGCTGACACATCAAACTCTCGTCTAATATCTCTTGCAATAGTTAAGCCGTTTTTACCTCTTAGGATAGCACTCTGAACACTTTGAGATATGATACTGCGTAACTTATCTTGTCTGCCCCAGATGTTATCTGACCATCTTGCTCCCTTGAAATTAGCATTAATAACGGCATCAGCTAAGCTTTTCACACTCGCTTGGCTAGCAACTGATAATCCTAATAGCCCAGCTTGAAACTCGGTTTCTTTGCGATAGCCTTCATCAAGAAATTTCTTGGTTAGCTTGTGTTCGCCGTTGGCAAGTTCTTGCATTTCTAAATCAATGTTTAAGCGCAATAGCTCCAAAGCATTCGTTTTCATGGCTAAGTTGTAAATAGACATGTCTGCATTTTCTTGGTGGGTAAAGTCATCTCTTGTTACCGTTCTTCCCTCTTTTCGTAGCTTCTCAGCCTTTGCAACAAGTTCCTTAGCTTTCTTCTGGTAAGCAGAAATATCAAGCTCAGAAGCTCTCTTACGGGCTTCTGTGATGTCTATTTTCTCTTTGTCAGCATAACGTTGATAAAATGACTCAATTTCTTTTTCAATATTCCTAAAATGATAATCGTACAGTTGTTTCATAGACTGTTCAAGAGAAATGTCATCCGCTTCTTTTGCGTCCATTTCTTTCTTGATACGGTCACGCCAGTACTTACTCTTTCTGATGGTCATGTGCTAACTCCCTGTCAGTCAATCTACTCGTTTCTTCTAACTTCTGTGCTAATTGACTACGTCCTTGAGCTTCACTGTTAATAAGACTGATTTCTTTTTGAGCATCTTCCACAATATCTGTGATAGCCATAGCTGTCTCTTGCGACAACTCACCACCCAGCGCTTTAAACGCATCAATTTTTTCCTGCAACGACTTAGGCAAGTTTGGTGTAAACGTGATTTTAAGCCTGTTAATATCAAAACCATCAATCTCTTTGAGTAGTTTGCTAATGCGTGCAATAAGCTTGTACCTACGTTTAAGCGACTGTTCGAACAGCGCTTGCATATCTACACGCTCTTGGTCTAGACCAAAGACTTTCCATTTCATGGCTTCGCCTGACTGCTGTCCTGCGAATTTTGTGTCAGTCATATCTGGCGTGTTAGTAAATTTATGTATATCTGACACGATACGTGTTTTGTATGCTTCAGTACCATTGACATCATACTGTTTGTACAGGTATTTGGCATCCACAGACCCCTCACGTCCGTCTTGATCGACAGGAGGCTCTAGATTGAGCAAGCGAGCTTTGCGCATCATGCGTAAGTACTCAATCACCTTAGCCTCTGTATCAACGTAATCAGGAAACGACACACGCCCAATAATCGCTAGGATGGCATCTGACAAGTCTTGCATATAGTTAGCTGTGTCAGACTGCGCTGCGTCGTATAAGTCAATCAGTGACAGCTCCGTCTCATAGTCTCCTAAGCCGTCATCGGTGTTTAAATACTCTGTAATTGGCACAGAACCAAAGCTATGTGCGCTACGGTCAATCTCTGTCAAATCACCGTCATACTCAAATCTAATGACTTTTGTCTTTGTGTAGACCTCTACAATCTTCAAAGTGACGTCTAGCAAGCTTTTATTAAAGTAGCGTACAGCCACTAAGCTAGACTGTTCAACGTCGTTTTGATAGACGATAAAAACCTGTCTAGGATCAAGTCTCACAACCTCTGTTGTGTCCTTTTTACTGCGATAGATAAGCTCATACGCCCTACCAACCTTAGACAAGTCCTTGACAAGTCTACGGTTTAGTTGGTGGAAGTTGTTTTTAGTTGCAATATCCTTTAACAGCTTTTGTTGCTCATCTGTGCCGTCTTCGTACTCCACACGGATTGGATTGCCGACAAGATAGCCTTGTTTAATTGTTGAGATATACTTGCCGTAGTTATGCACAGCACGCACATCAGCCATGTCCTCGTCTTTCCTACGGCCTGTTTCGCAGATGTCGTGGTTGTTACCCTCGGCATAGTCTAAAAGCTCTTGAATGCGTGGTTTTTGCGTTTTTTCGTGATGCTCTATAAATTCCCTGAGCAGCTTATTATCTTCTGCGAATAAGCTATCTTCGTCATCTGCTTCGTAGCGCATACGAGATTCACGGTGGAATCTAAATTCAAGTGTCCTTGTTTTATCCGTGCTGTCTCTAAATGATTCTATATACATTATTGTCCTTTCTAGTAACCAAGGCCTTGACGTAAAACGTTAAACTGATTACCTGTTGGTCTGTTATCTATCAGCCACTGCGAGTACAAAGCATAACGCAAGGCATCTAGCACATCGTCATATTCTTTTAACGGTTCATCTTTGGTGCTGTTTGGCTTCCATTTGTATTGATAGATTTCATCAAAAAAACGAGGAATAACTTCTCGCTTGATAAATAAATTATTTTCTTTCAAAAGTTTGGCGATATGTTCAATGCCCGAAACAATCGACTTGTTAGCGTTCCTTGCTTTTAAACGTTCCCTTTGAAATCTCGCTACATGTTCAGGGCGAGCGCTATCTGACCAAAAAATAATATTGCCATAATGCTCCTTAAACTCATTAGCTCTATCAACCCACCAATCAATCTCTTTGTATTGCTCTGCAATGCCATCCACAAGATAATAGTTACCTCTTTTGTCTTCGCCAATGATTACAATTGATCCATAATGGTCGTATCCCCAGTCAACTCCAGCGAAATATCTAACCATCTTAGGCAATTCAACCACTTCGTGGACGTTTTTATCATAATCTGAATAAATAGCACCTTCTGCAACCGTCCAAAGACCATATATTCCTCTATCACTAAACATTCCATCAGGCGTGGTGGCTATTAAATTGTCAATGTATCTTTTGCTTAAAAATGTATTGTCAAAAATAGTAAAATGGAAAGTAACTATTCTTTTATTATCAGCTTTATCGATATAGTCCGTCTTTAGCCAATGATTAGGATTGTCAGGGTTTGTATCGCAAATTATTCTAGCCCCTTCCCCAGAACAACGTTTAATAATTTCGTCAAAAACTTCCTTGTTAGCTAGTGTTGCTTCGTTTATATATGCTCCGTAAGATGTCATTCCTCGAATAGCACGCAATCCTGCTATTGAACCTGTAAATGTAGTCACTACGTATACTCCAAAAAGAGTAAAATTTCCATACCTGTCAAACTTAAAAGTTATTCCGTATTTATCTTCTATTTCTCGTAAAATATTTGTGTATAAAGTACCTGCACTAACAGCACCTAAAATATACATTGGTTTGCTAACTCTATCCTGTTCAGCGTTGTGTTTTACTCTTAACAACTCTTTCAAAAACAAATCGTTATCAATTTGCGTCTTGCCAGCACGAACAGCGCCATGATTGATCATCATAAACCAGTCGCTTTGTTTTGTACGCTTCAAAATTTCTATTTGTTTTTTGTGATACAATTCTTCCAAACTCATTTATCCAAAGCCTCGTCTAATTTGCTGAAGTATTCTGCGAGAGTATTTTCTGTTTTATCATCATCTGATAAAGTGAGTTGTTTTTTATCATTTTCGAGTTGCAACGACTTGATTCTTTCCCTTTGCTCTTTTTTATCTAAAGCATCTTTTCCTGCAAAAGATATATTAGATATTAATTCAACAGCCCTTAAATTCCCATTCATCGCTTGTTCGACCACTTTCAAAGCGATAGCTGACTGAAATGTTGGATCAAAACCTAGACTTTCTAACTTTTTTTGTGCTTTTTCATTTGGGATAACAGAGTTGAGCGCTTGTTCGATTATGGTTTTTAATTCTTTCTTTCGTCTTCTAGACTTTCCAGAAGCTATCCCGCCTTTTTTTGCGATTTCTCTCCGTTCGCTCTCGCTTCGTTTATTAGCTGGTATTAAATTGTCATCATTAGCCATCGCCTCACTTCCTTACTTTTAAATATAAAAAAAGGCTTTCGCCCTTTTAAAATTATTTTATAGTCCTAGCCAATTAATAATAAAGGCTTGATCATCTTGATAAAAAAAGTTATTTTTGATATCTTTTGCAGTTATTTCTTTAATTGCGCTATAAAACAGATTGTAAACGAGATACTCAAGTTCGTTGGCGTATCTATATTTTAAGGCCGAATCTTTTTCGCTTGGTTCAATATTTTAGATTTTGTGAATTACTTTTGTTACTAGCATGTTATTTACCTCTTTGTCTTTGTGATCACATGATAGCTCTGAAACACTGTTAAGTCAACGGTTTTAAGGGGTTTTTAGTTTAGTTGTATAACACTTTCTCCGGTTAATTCTTCCCAGCGTTTTATAATGATATCTACATATTTTGGGTCATATTCCATTAATCTAGCGTGACGACCATTTGACTCACAAGCAATTAACGTTGTCCCAGAGCCACCAAACAAATCAAGGACAATGTCGCTTCCCTTTGTGTTGTTTTTGATTTGGTAATCAAAAAGTCCGACAGGTTTCATTGTTGGATGAACGCCATTTCGTTGAGGTTTCTCATAATCAATAACTGTTGTTTGCTTTCTGTCTGAAGCCCACAAGTGACCAGCGCCATCTTTCCAGCCATAAAGACAAGGTTCGTGCTTCCAATGATAATCTTGGCGGCCGAGAACCATTGAGTTTTTATTCCAAATTAAGCATTGACGTACTGTCCAACCGATATCAAAACAAGCACCTCTAAAATTATAGCCTTCTGAATCAGCATGCCAAATATAAAAAACAGCGCCTGGCTTCATAACTTCATTTGCAGAACTAAAAGCATTAACCAAGAACTGTCTAAAAGTGTCATTATCCATACTGTCGTTTTTTATAGTTAAACTATCTTTTGTTTTACCCTCATAAGCCACGTTGTATGGTGGGTCTGTAAGTAGTAAATCAGCTAATTCTCCATTCATAAGTTTTTTAACATCGGCTCCATTTGTACTGTCGCCGCACATCAACTTGTGACTACCAAGTTGATAAATGTCACCAAGTTTTGACTTTGGCTCATCTGGCACAGTCTCTGTAAAATCGTCTAAATCTTTTTCATCTTCGATTAAATCATCTAAATTATCTAAAACGTCAAATCCAAAAGCAGACATATCGAGGTCTAAAATGTCGTTTAATTCTTCGTTTAACAAATCTAAATCCCAAACCGCAATCTCACCAACTTTATTGTCAGCAAGTCTGAACGCTTTAATTTGCTCTTCAGATAAGTCATCTGCGACAATAACAGGAACTGTTTCTAGCCCTAATTTTTGGGCTGCTTTATAACGAGTGTGGCCGTTTACGATTTCGCCGTTTTTATCAACGACAATAGGCACTTTAAAACCAAACTCTTTAATAGATTCAGCAACTGGTTCAACGGCCTCATCATTGTTTCTAGGGTTATTTTTATAAGGTGTTATTTCACTTAATTTTTTGTCCACAAACTCCATGTTTTATTCCTTTTTTACATAATAAAAAGCCACCACGGTGTGATGACTAGTGCATATTGAGTTAGAGCGATATGCAATTCTCTAACTTCATCGCTCCTAAGGCCCGTAGGCTTCTTAGAGCTTTTCACAGGAACAGTCGGAATCGAACCGACACATCCCATGTGCCTTTAAAATAACAAGTTTGATCGTAGTTAAAGTTGGCGACTAAATGAATAGCCAATTGGTTAAAAGGTTATCTCTTCTTGTTATTTTGATAGTACTATAATAACATGAATAATTATATATAAAGTGCATAGTTATTCCGTATTAATTCCAGCTTTTTTCCAATTTCTCGACAAGCAACATTCCCTCTTTATATAGCTCTGAGAATGACAATAAAGCATTATCTAGCATGTTGTAATACTGGCTTTTTTCATAACCAAGTTTTGTATAAATATCACAATCAGTCTTTGGATATGTGAGCAAATACTTGTCAATCAGTATCAATCTATACTCTGGATCAAATATCCCGTTGACTGCTCTCTCAATCGTATCCAGCTCCTGTTCTGCTGACACACGGTTGAGCGCTAGTCTCTCAACAGGCTTGCTTGGCGTTCCATGCGGTTGTCTTGGCTCAAAGGAGTAAGTAGCTGTAACTTTTTGAGTATCTACATCATTAGCTATCCTCCGCCAGCGTGGATACTCTCTCAATTTACGCTTGGCGTTGGATTTTGTTTTTTGGATATCAATCTCAGGAAAAAACGTCATGAAAGCCCCCAGTATGGTATAATTTATTTAAGCTTAAATTTAACCAAGGGGGCGTTCCGTGTGGACGTCTTTTTGTTTTGTGGAGAAAAGCCCTCTCTTTCTTTTTTTGTTTTTCGACACAGGCGTACGATGTCAGTATTAGCGCCTTGAATAATAACAAATGACCGATAATCTGCGTTAGATTTGTTTTGGTGTAAGGAGGTCCTCGTTTCTATTTTTTAATTTCGGTCACCCCCACAGAGCCATTGCAGGCTCTTGAGCGCTTGCGTGGGAATTTAATTGCTCAACTGACCGACATCAATGTCGGTCAGACTAGGCTCTTGAGCGCTTGCGTCTAGTTCTCTTATCGCTCTTTTCGCTTCTTCAATGTTCATTTTTGCATCTCCTCTAATACTTTTAAAAAACACTGCTCAGCAATGACTTGATCACTGCCTTGCCATAAGTCGCCTGTCACTTTTGTGATAATGTCACTGATGTTTTTCTGCGCACGATCCAGACGTTTAGCGATACGATTGCGATCAATTTGTTTTTTTGCTTTGAGTAAGTCCTGGATTAATCCATTTCTCTCAGCCACCCACGACCGCATGTCTTGGCACATATCGTATCTGTCACCGTAGTGTCTGATGTGACATATAGTATCGATTACTTTTTCGTTAGTGTTCATTTTGTACCTCGCTTAAAATTCAATGCACTCATCCAAAACGGATTATCTTCTGCAAGCTCTATTAACAGATCTACATCTACAATTTCTCTTTCAACAAGTTCATCAAGTATTTCCTCTTTTGCTAATGCTCTGTTTGCATAGTCGATTGGTAAAGCCATCATTCCAGTTTTATTTTCAGCCATTATCCTACTCTCGTTTCCGTTAACTCAATCCTCTAAATTTTCTTCTCGACAAATTCGCACTGCAAACTTATATTTTTTGTCTGGCGATGGTAGTAACACCTGTGCTCCAAATTTTTCTTGTCTGACGTCCATAAAAGTTGTGTGAGGTTCGTTTTTATCAAACCAAAATAGGCGACTTCCACAACAAGCATCTAAAATTTTTATGTCTGACATCCTCATCCCCCATTCAACTTATTGATTTCTTTTTCGACGTTTGCTTTTGTCTGCTCGAGTTCTTCTAGTCGTTTAGCTTCTTTGGCTTTTTTTATGATTTGCAAAGAGTTTATTTCGGATATTAACTCTTTATTTGATTTAATATCTCTACGCATATTTCTGAAACTGTCAGACCAGTTATAGCTATCAAAACCGAGTTCTTCTCTCAATTCTTTACGCATTCTACGAAAATCATTTTTCATCGAATTAACAATTATTGCTTGATAGTAAAGTATGAAAAATCCCATTATAAAAATTACTACTGATAATACTATTATTCCAATCATTAAATAATCCATCCTTATCCTCCATTCCTAGTCATTTCCGCTATCAGCTTAGTCTGTCTAGTTCTATCCTCGCTAGCACGTTTAAGCTGCTTTTGTGTCCTACTTAGCTGTGTACGTAGTCCGTATATTTGCGGCTCGTAATATTGTCGTGCATCACGATAGCTAAAATACGACACGGTCACCATCATCCCAAATATTGCAATCGTAAGAAATAATAGTGCTTTCCAGTCGTTTTTTAGGACATTAATTATTTTATTCAAGTCATCACGTAAATTTTGCAACGCTTCATCTGTCGTCATCCTTCCACCTCTGCCAAAATATAAGTCAAATCTCTTCCGTAAGGAGAAAGTTGTACGACTTGATAACCAACAACTGTCACTTTTGCGTACTTGTTTTTGTCGATAAAATCGTTCAGGTGGTCTGCTGCACTTTTCCATTCGTCCTTAAATTCAATATATTTTCTCATTCTTCCACGCTTTCTATTAAATCTTGGTTTTCGTGTATGTTACCGATAACTTCGCAGTCCTCGTTTCTTAACCACAAATCTGATCCGCGTCGTCTATTGTCAATGCGCCAAGAACCACCTCTGAATTGATTCACTTTAAAAAATTCTAAATCACTAGTAATTGTATATTGTAATTTCACGACGTCTCCCTCAAAAATCTCCACGCCGTTTTTATCAAACAGTCCTGTTGATTGCCTGAGAATATAATCATCAAGGTTATCCTCGACAAAATGAAACGTCTCTAAGCGACCAGAGCGAAACTCATCATCTGCTAAGCTGCATCTGTATATTTTGCGTTCACTTGATTTAAAGCCATCAACACCATACATTTTTTGGATCTTTTGGTTAAACGCTCTAAATTTCGGTATCATTCCACTTCCTCCAACTTTTCGATTAACCAATCAAGGTTCTGCCTTGCTTTTTTGAGGTCTTCAATGCCATTTTTAGCATGATATCGTAGTAAATACTTAACAGCATTGCCCCAGTAAAAACCTTCCTCGTGCTCTGGACAAGCTGAAAAGTTTTTAACCACATCGATTGCTTCCATGCCATGCCTGCCTTGATAGTGTGATGGTTTTTTAATGTTATCTGTCGTATCCTGACAAGCAGCTTCAAGCTCCTCAATTTTTTTAAACGTATCTTCCGTCAGCATCTCTCCACCTCTCTCAAAAAATTTATAATCAATTTACACTCGCTCTCATTTGGCAATATTCTGCGTTCTAAGAGCGCTTTTAATTGCCAAGTATAAATACCTATCTTGTCTGCTAAAACCTCATCAGACATCTTTATTTTGCATCTGTGAGCTATTAACAGCTCTGATATATCGTAAGGCAACAGATTATCGTAAGATCTAGGTGTATATTTAATATCGTTATGCCACTGTCTGTGTCTTTTCATAGACCCATCTCCCGAGCCTTAGCTAATGCGTTTATGCGTTTGATTTTTTTAACGAGCTTAACGTCACCGTAGTTTTTAAACATCCACTTTTCGTAAATCTTGTCATCCTCATCTGTCTTTTTTTGTTTAAGGCGGTAAGACTGCTTGATTAACATTATCATTTCCTCTGTCGTGTAAATTCGTTGGAACCACTCCAATACATCAGGTGGCGGCAATCTGTTTAGTTTTTTATAGTATTTGACAGATCTATAGACTCTGTCAGCTTCTTCTTTGTCTGCGATGGTAATGTTATCGTCTAAAAACGCTTTAATTGACGGCTCCATTTGTTTGTAAAAATCATCTACTAGTGTCATAATTCGTTTATTTTTACCTCGATTCTGGGATTTGGGCTATACAGCTTACGTGTAGTGTGCTCGACAATGATGTTGTCATCTGTCCACACAATTTCTGCTTTTGATATGCTGTCATAGACTGCTTTTTCAAGGTTGTCTAAATCTGGTTTTTTCGGCACATATAAGAGCTCATTTATATAATCCTGATACTTTTGTTTAGTCTTATCTCTGGCACGCTCTGACGGCTTTTTAGACACCAATTCTGGTGCTTTTAGATAAAAAGTAACATCAACTTTTAAACCGTCGTCAAAATAAGGCCCTTCGTAATTGTTTTTAACATAGTCTGTGACCTGCTTCCGCCATGCCATCATATCTCCATCCTCGTAAGCTCCACTCCATCTGCTAAAGCGTGGGCGTTTTTGCGGTTTTGGCTCAATCGGTATTATAAACTTAACCACTACTCCTCCAATTCGTCTTCGTATCCTATAAACTCTGCGTGTCTGCCATCCGGTCTCCTCTTTTTATGAGCTGGCGACGCTATAAAAACTATTGTGTCAGCGGTAACACCAAGTCTTTCTGCTAACTCATGCTTTGTGCCAACATCTACAAAAGAGTCTCCGTCGTAGACCGCATATATCCTTTGTCTATATCTGTTAGCCATATCATTTAAAACGGCAGATCATCATCTGAAATATCCATTGGGTTTGAATCGCCAAACGGTTGACTGTTATCGTTTTGCGAAGAGTTACCTTGACCAGATTGTTGATTGCGACTTTCCAACATTTGGAAGTTCTCTGCAACAACTTCTGTTACATAGACACGTTGTCCTTGTTGGTTTTCGTAGTTACGTGTCTGAATACGACCCGTAACTCCGATCAAAGCACCTTTTTTAGCCCAGTTGGCTAAATTTTCAGCAGACTGTCGCCAGATAACACAATTAATGAAATCTGCTTCTCTCTCCCCGTTTTGCTCTTTAAATCTGCGGTTTACCGCAAGTGTGAACGTAGCTACAGCTACTTGACTCGCTGTATAGCGAAGCTCTGCGTCCTTGGTCATGCGACCAACTAGTACTACATTATTAATCATTTTTTTGCCCTGCTCTCTTTTTTAATTTATTAATCAAATCATCAGTCGATACAATCTGTTCTGTGCGTAAATCTTCCAGTGATTTAACTTTTAAGGTATTGGTTAGCCATTTTGTTAACTCTTCGACATTTTGATTTGTGGCTTTCGCAATATCATTTAAATCAGACTTGTAAGTCTCGACTTGGATATTGCTTATTTTAGGAGTTTTAAAGGTTGTCGGTTGGGAGTTTTTTTGTTCTTTGCGTTGCGTATCTTCTGTAACAATCGCTTCTACATCCTCCTCCCCTATGCCAAACAATCCTTGCAAGGCATACTTGCCTGCGTACGAACTCACTGCACCGGTCCATTGTGGGACTTGCATTTGTTGCACCTGTTTAGGTTCTCCTGTTTTGTAGTCTTTAGTATTTAAAACAGGAACGCTGTCTAATTCAGCATATCTTGTTGCTTGGTGTTGTTCATCGCCGATTCTAGCCGTTGCTGTTGCTTTGATAAAAATTCTACCAATCAATTCCACTAACTCGTCAGATACCGTTAACTCCCACCCACTATTTAGCGTTTTAAAGTGTGTGAAAATATCTTCTGCATTGCGAAATGTATATTTAACGCCTTGTTTTGTCGTTTTTGTTATTTGCATTTTTGTCTGCAATTCTGCAAAAGTCATGGTCATTTACTTCACCTGCAAACTTTCTGTTTCGATTAGTTCAACTCCAGATATATCAATTCCAGATTTCAAAGCTTTCGAGATCTCAGATTTCATTGGTTTGTATTCAATTTTTTCTTGCATGTAATCAAGAGGAATTTTTGTTTCGTCCAAAATCTCTACTTTTTTGCTTCTTCGCAAAGACACCTTAAACATTCCAGCGTCAACTTTTTTCTTTTGGCTCAATTCCATTGCACGCCTGATTGTCTCTTTGTATTTTTCCACTTTTGCTTCTGCTTGCTTTTGCTTTTTGTAAAAAGCTTCTTTTTCGGCTTTATACATTTCGACGTCAGCTTGAGCATTTTTTAACATTTTGACAAAATACTCAATGGTATTTTCTAAGTCTGATTGAAAATCAATGCTGTCAAGCGTATTTTGGAAGGTTTCGTCATCTAAATCTAAGCTTTCCAGATAAGCGGCGATTCCTTCGAGTTCATATAAATAAGCCATTTATTTCCTCTTTCTATGTTTTAATCATCTAAAATGTGTTGCTTAATGGACCACTTGCTGTCAATCTTGCGATTAACGATTAGTTCTGGACGTACATCAAATTCTGTTTCGATATAATCCATCAGGTCTTCGTCTGTGTAGTCTTTAAAGGTTTGATAAGTCTGTTTTAGCGTAGGTTCTTCGCTGCCTCTAAGACAGTCAATCGTAAAGATAAGCGCATCTCTAAAATTGCTGTCAAAGGTTACGAGCTCACCGTTAATTCTGATTCCAACCATTTCGCACCTCATTAGCTATTTCTACGAATTCATCTAGATCAACACCTTCAACTGCTTTAATTCGTTTCACTTCTGAATTAACTTGACTTTTATTAGCTCTAAGCCCTTCTTGACGCTCCTCTTCTGTGGTCGCGATAAAATATCCGCCGTGCTTCTTTTTGCTAGCGACAACGGGTATACCCTTTTGGACTAAATCATAGATTGTCTGTCTGACATCTCTGTCGGATATCCCAAAAGCTTTCTGAATGTCTTGATTAGACACTTTTCGCTCTGCCCCAATGGGGATAAAGCAAAACACTCGCTTTTCTAAGTCTGTTAGATGATTTAGTAATCCCATAATTCCCCCTTCAAAACGTGATTTTTGAGCACTCTCTCCATGCTCTTAATTCTTCAATTTTCTTTGTTCGGACATCTTCATCTAATGCCATGATTTTTGCCGCATGTTCTTCGGATAGCCCGAAAAATGTTGTTAATGTCAATTCCATAGCTTCATCCTTTCGTCATCCATGCCATCAAATTCCATGATATGGCTTTTGTCGCAGCCTTTTCTAATGCGTGATGCAATTCTCTCGCCATAAATTTTTCTGATTTCGGCAGGTGTCAGATTGGTAGTAATGATTGTGTTTGTGCGCTTGTTAAGCAAGCTGTAAATAATGCTTGTGGACCAGTCACTAACTTTTTCGGCACCTAGATCATCTAGCACCAGATAATCGACATCTTTTAGCTTATCCATCCAAAATGCTTCCTTGCTAAAATCTCGCTTTATCTCTGACAGTAAGTCAGTGACATTTACAAGCAAGCCTAATTTTTTCGTTTTATCAGACAATCCCCTAATGATGCTATAAGCTAAATGACTTTTGCCTCGTCCAGCTTTGCCAGTCATGATGATATTTCCCTTGCCGCCAATAAACCAATCGTTAGCCATTGCCTTAGCCCAAGAAAGCACCTCTTTATGCTTTGGCGTGTCTGCCCTAAAATTGTCAAATGATGCATTTTCCAACTCGTCGTCCATAATTGATAATTTTTTGAGATAGTACAGTCGCTTGTTTTCAAGTTCTCTCTCATATTGCTTTTGGACGTGCAAAGTGTTTTGATTTTCTAATTCTTCTCTGTGACAATCTGGACATACTGTCAAACCAGTCTTAAGGACTGTGATGTACCTACAACCGTGTTTTTCACAGACAGCATCTTCTTTCTTGGTGTTTTGTTGATAAGATATAGCGATTTTAGCAAGTGCATCTTCGTCACCAAGTATCATATTCGCTTACCTCTTCGTCTTTGCTATTAGTCTTAGATTTTTGCTTTAATCTAAGTTCTTGTGCAGCATCAACTTGCTCGACTGTTGTTATACCGCTGTCAATCCAGTTATTAATCACCGCTGAGACATAATTCATGTTTCTTGCACCGTTAGCAAGAGAGGTTTCGATAGCTTTTTTTAGCAAGTCATTTGAGATGTGTTCTTCTAGTAAAAATCTATTGATTTGTTGCACCTCGTAACCGTTAAATTGTCTCCCCCAAAGATTTTCAATTTCTTCTAAAAAACTAGTCCCTTTATCATCATAATAATTAGATATATTAGTATTGATAATATTAGTATTGATAATATTAGTATTGATTGTGTGTAATTTATACACGTCTTGAAGTGTACTTTCTACACTTCCGTGGTGTAATTTATACACGTCTTGAAGTGTACTTTCTACACTTCCATTGATATATAAGCGATTAGGCTTGTTTATACCTTGCCTAACTTCTCTTAAAAGGCTTAAATCATGTAATTCTTTTTTTGCTTTTACTACGGTTTTATTTGAGCATTTAAGTAGTTCCATAAATTGCTCGTTTGTAAAGTACATATAAACCTTGCCGTCATCATCAAACCACTTATTTTCAACAGATAGTGTTCTGCGATCAAATAGCAACATGTAAATCAGTTTTGCTTTATCGCTCAGAACGTTGTACGGCTCTTTCAACAACCACTGTGGGAACTGATAAAATTGGTTGTTTTTAACTTCATCAATATGCATTATTCCTCGCTTTCTAAAATAGCCTCCATATCTTCTAAATACTGATTATCATCACCATTTGTTCGGTAGTTTCGCATGGTTATCAATATCTGATTAAGCTTGTCGTCCATACTGTTTCCTCATATAGGCATCAAATTCGGCCCACTGCTTTTCAGATGATGCTCTAAGCGTGTCGTGTTTAATCGGTTCCTGTTTTTTTGGTTTTGCAAAAATAAAATCTAATAGTTTCATGTTATACTCCTACTCTTTTTTCGAATTTAATATTTTCAAGCATTTCTGGCAGTGTCTCTTTTTTTGTTTTATAACGATTGCGAGATTTCCACTGTACAAACAGTTTGAATCCTTTGTAATCAATGAATACGATTCTATGCGTTGGATTTAATACAAACCGTTTAAAGTCTGAACGAGTGTCAAAGCTAACTCAGAAGTTGAATATACTTTTGTAGGCAGATACTTCTTAATTTTTTCGATTGCTGATGCGTTGTTTGGCATTGAGTGCCTCCTTTCTAAAATTAGTTATTTAAAATAGTATCAATTGCTTTTAGTTGATCTGTTGTCAGTAAATCGTCTTCTTTAATTTTTGATTCAAATTTTTCAATCACTGAATTGCGAAAATGTCTATATTCATTTTCTTTCAAAACCTCTGATATAACTTCATCAGTTGCCTCTTCTAGATAATAATTGTTGCCGTTTAAACAAACGCCATCTGGCATAAATTGAAAGTTATCAATATTGATTCGACCTGTTGGTGTGATTTTAGAAACAGCTCTAACTGTTCTTGATGTTTTAAACCATCGCGGATTATTTACTAAGATAATTTTATCTCCTGGATTTAACTCAGCTAACCATCCTGTTCTCTTGTCTTTTGTCATTTGTTATTTCCATCCTTTCCGCTTTGATTTTTCTGTTTTTTTGGTTTTGCAAAAATAAAATCTAATAGTTTCATGTTATACTCCTACTCTTTTTTCGAATTTAATATTTTCAAGCATTTCTGGCAGTGTCTCTTTTTTTGTTTTATAACGATTGCGAGATTTCCACTGTACAAACAGTTTGAATCCTTCGTAATCAATGAATACGATTCTATGCGTTGGATTTAATACAAACTGTTTAAAGTCTGGATGATCACGCATTTCTGTCGCCCACTGCTTTGC